TATTTGCTCTTTCATAGTTTTTTTTATTTCCTTTTCCAAATTTTTGCAGCATAGCCATTTCATCAAAATCTACGAACATATTATTATGATATTTTAATCTAACATCATGAATATCATATCCTTTATCAAGAACATTTTTATAATTACCTAAAAGAGCATCTCCAGGTTTATGTCCTTTAATACCCATACCAGTAGGTAGATATTCTTTTAATAATGCGGCTTCTGCTGTTTTAGAAGTACTTGTTTTCATAGCAGAACCTGCTGCACTTGTAGGTTCTATAAATGCATCAATAATATTAACTTTATTATTAGATTCAATAATTACATTATCTGGGTCTATATCGCTTATTGTATGCTTTGAATTAGAATAAGTACCATCTTTAATTTTATTAAAACCTTTATTTTTAAAATAGGTATCTATTTCTTTTTGTGTAGCTTTTTTACCTTTTATAAATGGCTGTTTAAAAATAGGATTCATTGTACCATTTGGACTTTTCCAGTGTCCAACTAGTTCAGTAGGAACCCCTCCTATTTCGTTTAATTTTAATTTTTGCTCTATTCTTGGGTTAAAAGTTTCTGGTGAATTATAGGCTTCTCCAATTTTAAACACATTCCCTTTAGTATCTTTATATACTGTAAACTCACTGCCTTCTCCAATAAGAGTTTTGTCTTTTAAAAAGTCTCCTTTAAATCCTCCTTTTTTACTGTGAGTTAAAGGAATAGTTTTAGATTTTCCTACTTTTCCTAAAGCTCCAACTCCTTCACGAAGCATTCCAGCTCCAGGCCCAACCAAAGGAGCCATTTCAAGAACATCTATTCCTACATTTGCCAGATTCTCAAGAGACAAGGGGTTTGTTAATAATTCAAGTGCATCAGGAAGTATGTTTGTTGCTCCGTGTGTACCAAATCCTGCATTAATAAGATTACCTACTGTAGCACCTGGAACACTTGACATTCCTAAAGCTGAGGGTATATTAGTATTCCATGCAGCAGATGCATAAGGGCTTAAAGCACCATAAGTTGCTTCTCCTGCTGCTGCTAATCCTCTAGCTCCTGCTCCTAACAATGAAGCTCCTGCGGGAGCGAATGCTACTCCTAAACCAGTACCTACGTATGGAGCAGCTTCATCTGTAGCTTCTCTTGCAGCATAAGCTATTGGATCATGTTCTCTACTCCAGTTTCTTACTGCAGTACGATTAGTCCTATCTAGTTTATCTTCAATTACTGCTTCAGGTAATAAGTATGGGTATTCTTGTACAAAATTAGTATCGTCTTCTACAAAGTTTTTTAAATCGTCTACTTCTTTTTTGCTAAGTTTTTGTCCTTCTACTTTAAGGCCATCTTGTGCTTTAGGTAACTTTTCTTCTACTACATAGTCAGTATCAAATTGTGCTTCATCACCTGGCATAAGCATTTCTCCATTAGCTAAGATAGGCTCTTGCATATCTTTCATAGTAATATTATTACCTGGGATTATTACTTTATCTGCAAATTCTGTAGCACTGCCTGGAGCAAAGCCATCAGGATTAATAGGTATTCTTTCTACTTTCTTAAAGTTTACTGGTATATTTTCTTGTGCTATATACTCAGCTATTTCTTCATTAGTATTTACATTACGCTCGCTAGGTATAAAAGTATCTGTATCTGGATCTATATCCCCTAACATAGGATGGGAAGGTTTTCTATAATCTTCTATTTTTTCAAAGTCAGTTTCCCAATCCTTAGACATACCAAAAGCATTTATATCGTAATGGTTTTCTAAATTTTTTATAAATATGTCTTTTGGAGTTTTATAATTCTGTTTCCAAATATCTATAAGTTTTTTCTGAGATTTTGGAACAGGAGTATTATAGAGATTTGTATAAAAGCTTGTTCCTACATATTTAGGAATATTTGGATCTACATAAGGTTCTCTTTCTGTAGGAAATGATACTATTTCTTTATGTGGAAGTTCTTCAGGAAGTATTTCCCCTCCATTTTCTTTTCTAGGAATATATTGCAATTGATTTTCTTCAAAGTATCCTTCAGGATTAACTACAGCTTTAATATCTGGATTAAGCATCATACTTATATATTCTTTATGTGCAGTAGGATGTTCTTTAGACTTTAGCCACATACCAGTTTCATGATCTACACTTGGCATATGTCCTGTTTCGTCACGAGTATACCCAAGCTCTTCAGCTCTTTTTATATTATAATCTTCTTTAATTTCTCCTCCGTTTTGAAAAGCATTCAAAAGACTTGTATATAAAGAGTCTTGTTTTACACTTCCTCCGTTTTGATTAATCTCTATTCTACCTTTATTATCTCCTCTATTAATATATCCTTTTGGCACATGAGTTCTTGGGGGTCGTACTTCTCTTTTAGCTTTAGCATCTACCATAGGGTAATCTGCGGCTGTATACTCAGTTTTTTCTAGAAATTCTATAGAAGGTTTTATAGAAGGTTCTAAAGGAAATATTCCTGTAAATACAGGTTTTTGAGTTGGTTTTTTATAAACGGAGCTATGCTGAGTTCTATTACCAGCAGGTACATACTCCCCATCTATCCAATGCGCAGGAGCATATATAGTGCTTTCTTGATAACCTATGGGCTCTATCTTTTCTCTTTCAATAACTTCTTGTTGAAAAACCTCTGCGTCTCCTTTCGTGACTCCTGTTCCAGAATATCCATTGGGATCATGTTCCCAAGGATGTATTTTCTTGTTTGGATCTATAGGGTTTGAATTATAACGCCCAAGACTATCTAAATACGCGTTATTAGCTATGTTGAAATCGTTAAGATTTCTATATTCTTTTTTCTTACCTCCACCGTTTTTATTTAATGTATTTTTTAATACATCATCTCCATCCTGATATTTAGGTAAAGATCCTCCGTTTTGAAATACCTCTACTCTACCTTCATTATTTCCTTTATTAAAATCCCCTCTTGGAACAACAGTATTTCCTACTCGTCCTTCTCTCCTAGCTTTAGTATCTATCATAGGGTAACCTGCGGCTGTATACTCAGTTTTTTCTGGAAATCCTATAGAAGGAGCTATAGCCGTTGGAGTAAGCCTGTCTTCTTGTAAAGGTCTTGTCTGTAATTGGGTTGAGGATTTTACAGGAACAGGTTCTATAGACTCCGCTAGAACAGGAGTTACTACAGGTGGTTTATACATTGGGTATATACGTGTAAACTGTCCTGTAGTGCTGTTATTCATGGCTTGAAGATATCCTACAGGATTTATACCTCTATAATTTGAATATCCTAATGTGTTACCTGCTGTAATGTTTCCATATGCAATTTCCGCTTCATCTTTAGGAAGAGCTTTATTATAAGCTTCATCATAATCTACAATAGGCTTAGGATCTGCAACGCTCTGTTTTGCTGGAGGATATACATCATAATCTCCACTTTGTACCTTATCTTCAAAGATGTTATGTTGGTTGTGAGCTGCAAATGCACTGTCTTCAAATGCTTTACTTGCTTTAATAAATTCACTAGGATCTTTATACGTTTTTATTCTACCTTCAGTTTGATATTTTGGTATAGGGCCTCCGTTTTGATACATTATTCCTGATATAGAATAAGGAGTTTCATAAAAACCAGAAGCATTTTTATTTTTTACAGCATTTTCCCATAAACCTAAAGAACTCTCAGTTTGACCACTTCTACCAGAAGCTACTCTTCCTAAATCAAACTCTTTAAGATATTGATTAATACTTTTATAGAGACCTGTTCCCCTTCTTGCTACTCCATCTCCAAATACTCCATCTGAAATAGCTGTCATTTGAATACCAGGAATACTATTTTGATATCTAGCAGAAGGAATATCCATAACTTTTCCTTTCCATTGACCAGGTTTAAGGTTAACCCCAATGTGTTGCCCACCGATATTAGAATTTGTAATTAGGTTATCATAATACCCCAAATTTTCTATGTTGTAATCAATGCCAGATTTATTATTAGATTTTATTATATCATTTAAATAATCAATATTTCTATTAAACTCTTCTACATAATGTCTATCATGCATTTTTGTAGGAGATGTTTCAATGATTTTATTAGAAGGAGGTCTTATAAGTTTACCGTCTGGATGTAAAAGAGTATTTTGAAAATTTTGCATACTCTTAGCTCTTGGCAAATGTTTAGGTTCTATTCGAGATTCTAACTCTGTTTGTTTTATTCCAGATTCATTAAGTATATTACCTTGTTTTTCTAGCTCAGCTCTTCTTCCTGTTTCCCAATTAGCTGCTGTTCTTTGGTGAAGATCACTATCTTCAGCGACTTCCCAAGCTTCTCCTATAAGTTGTTCTCCATCAAGTTCTTCTAGTTCAAATGTTGATTTTGTATTGTCAGACCAAGCTTTATAAGGGTCATCAAGATGACCATAATCTCTCTCTACTTCTCTTTCTATAAGATCTGTTAGTTCAGAGTCAGTTTTACTTCTTGGAAATCTACTTCTAAATTTCTTCAAAACTGAAGGGCTTATACCAGGAATTGCAAGAGCCGCAAGCCCTATTCCAGTTCCAACATTATCTCCTGTATATATAGAATTTCCTAAATATGCTAGATCTCTAACTTCTCCGTATCCTGGTAAAAAGTCAGCTACACTATTTATATTTTCAGCAGCTTCATCTGTGCCTTTTCTTACAGCATGCGCTATAGGGGCATGTTTTTCACTCCAATTCTTTACTGCTGTTGGGTTTGTTCTGTCAAGTTTATCTGAAACAGTAACCTCTGGCAAAGAGTATAATGGAGCATGTGCAGTATAAGCCTTTCCTGTATCTTGGTTAGTACCTGAAACAAGTTTTGTTTTTACACCTGTATTTCCGTATTCATCTGTTGATTCTGGAAATCCATTTTGATATTTAGGCAATAAATATCCATTTTGAGCTTTTTCTATTTCTCCTCCGTATTGCAGTTTTGTGTTTTCTTGTTTAGCTAATGCAGCTCCTGTTACTCCTATAATAGGAGCAGCTACATAAAACTTATTCATAAAATTGGCCATTTTTTCTTTGTCTATGGCAGCCATAAATTGTTTTGTACTAGAACCTTCTTCAGGATGCACTCCTGGAAGATCTGTGCTTTTATTTACCATATCTTCATATCTTTCAAGATCTTTTACTGTTATTTTAGCATAAGGATCTTCAAAATTAAGAGCAGCACGTATTTCATCTGCTCTTGCAATCACTTCATCTTCAGATCTTATGTAGGCTTCACGAGATCTTTCTTGCCAGTATTTTTCTTTAGCTATACGCTGCTTTGGTTCTTTACCTACAGCTCCTTTTGGCTTAAAAACATCTCTGGCAAACTCTCTTTCTTTTTGAGTTAAACTTGTTCCTCCAGTCACTTTCCCATGTCCCATTGCTTCGTGTATAATCAAATCAAGAAGGTCTTCTGGAGTCCCTGCTTCTGCGTTTATATATTCACTGTGAGTAACATCTGTTCTTTGTTCTTTTCCTGGACTATAACTTCCTTTTTTTCCAGCTCCTGTCTTATAATTTATGCTGCTTCTAGAATCTTCTATTAAATTTTTTACTGATGTCTTTTTAGGAATTGGGTTAAATCTATCCTCATACACAGGAAGCGTCTTATCAATTCTATCGGGCACAGCTATATTATGATTTTTGTATACATACAGATCCATATTTTTATCGCTATAGCTTCCAGATAATAAGCCTTTGGATTCCATCTCTTTTAATATACTAGCATTATCTGCTTCTACACCGCCTTTAGTCATACCTTTCATGTTAGCATACCTCTTAGCGTATTCTGGAGAACTCATAGCTCTTTCTGTAAAATCAATAGCATCTTCTATGACCTTTTCTTTAACAAGTGCTTTTTTTGCATCTTCTTTTAAAAAAGGCATTTTTAATTTTTCAGTAAAAGTGTAAGTTGGAGTATATAAAGAATTTACTACAGGTTTTAAATAAGGTTTTACTTTATCTACAATAGGTTTTGCAGCAAAGGGCAATAATCCAAAACCAGCATAAAGACCAGCATCAAGATATTTTTCTTGTTGAGCGTGATCTACGGCATTAATAAAATCTGGAATAGGATTAGCCATTGCAGCAGCATCTAAAGCAAATCTCCTACCTTCTTTTGCCGTATCTCCGTATCCTAATAAGCCTAAAAAATAATCTTTCTCTTTTCTAAGACCTTTTGCATCTACGAACTTTCCTACATCAGATTTTTCAAAATCTTCCCACCAATCTCCTAAACTTGTTTCTTTTATAGGTTCAGTAGCATATTTTTTTACTTCTCCTCTATTTTGATATTTAGGTAATAAATATCCCTTAGCTCTTTTTTTAGATTTACGTTTAGCCATTTCGTTTACGCTTCTTTTTTTGGGATACTTGTTTTTCTGGATCTTTACCTGCAGCTATTGCACAATATCCATCTTCACAATCACATTCTCTTGGTGCTATATCACACCATCTAGCTTTTTTTCTTTGCTTTTCGATCTTTCTCCTTCTCTATACTATCTTGTCTTCTCTTTATATCTTCTTGCCTTCTTTTCTCAGCTTCTTGCTTGTCTTTCATACCAAGCTCTTGCTCTTTGATATCGAGTTTCCTGTTTTCAATCTCCGCCTTTTTGTCTTCATTCGCGACTTCGACTTTGAGCTTTTCAATTTCAAGTTGATCAGGAACACCGTTGTCGTTAATATCCTGATCCATTTGATTTCGGAATGAATTGATTTCTGCCACAGCAAGTTTAGTTTCGTTGTTAGCATCTGTCTTGTACTTCTCAAGTTCAAGCTTAGCTTTTTCAAGTTCTGCTTTTTGAGCTTCGATCTGCATTTGTGCTTGCTGTTGAGCTTGCATTTGCTGTTGTTGAGCTTGTTGCTGTTGTTGTTGCTGCTCCATTTCTCTTTGCCTTCTTTGCGTTTCAGCACTTTCAAGGAGAGTTTTGACCTCAGAAACAGAATCAGTTGAAAACATCTTAATAACATCAGAAAGCTCAGCTTGTTGATTTTGTAGTGCCGCATGTGCTAGTTGTCTCATTGTCAAGAACAATTCTTGATCTTTAGCAGAGTCTGATACAAATACTCCAAAACTGGAATTAGGAAGTTCTACGGGATCTACTGTAAGCATCTGAATAGTCATATCATCTAAGATATACTGAAGCTTTTTAGCTTTCCCATCTCCCCACGCTACTTTAGCTACATCTATAAGAGATTCTAATACGTATCCTTTTATAGTATTATGTTGATAGAACCATTCTTCTGTAATGTAAGAAGATTGAGCTACAGCAGATTGTGTATTACCTACAAGTTCATTCGGTCCTACTTGACCTTCTCTTTGTTTAGTAACACCAGATACTTCACCACATTGGTTTTCTAAGTATTCAAGTAATTGTACTTTTTGGCTAATAGTTTGACCCATAGAAAGGTCAATAGATTGCCATTGGTTAAAGTTAGATTGTTTATTACGATTTCCTTCTTCGTTAGGATTTACAAATGCAATTCCAAGAGCATCAAAGTAATACAACCATTTTTCCATATCCATACCCATAGAACTAGGTATCTGACTGATATCAGCAAGGAATTTTTTACCCTTATCAGATGCAAGGTCCATTTCTAGCCTGTACATCATAATATTATAAAGATACTGGTATGGCTTCATTCTGTCTATCATAGAAATAGACTGAGCATTAAGATTATTGTATGCAACTCCTACGTATCCAAGTTTTGCACTGTAAAGATTGTCTATGTCTCTAAACTGATTAGGTTTAGGACGCATATTAACATATACATCGTCTCCTATTTTAGTTCCTTCCCATATTTCAGGTATCCATTCCCATCTAAGGTCTACATCTCCTGATTCAGGATTCATTTTGTAGCTTTCATCTACAACCATCTCTTCTTCCTGCATTGTTTCAGGATCTAAGAAGGTCAGAAAGCCTATTTTTCGCAAAGACTTCCATTCTGCGTGTACTACTCTTATGTAAGAATCTGAACCAGCTTGGCCATTAAAAGATGTAGCATCAAATCCTGGAGAACCAGAAAATATATCTCTATCATAGTCGTAACTAAACTCTGGAGATCCAAGGGGGTGGGCAGTTCCAGATACGGTAGTGTCTGAATACAAAGCGTCAATTTCATTAGGAGACATATACTCTCCAAAGGTATCTATAACAGAGCCTGGAGTCATTCTCATAATATACTTAGCCCATTGTGCATTTTGTACATTATCTATATCAGGATCTTTATCATACTCAAAGTATAGTGGATTTATCACTCTTACTTCAGGTTCTCCGTTTACAATGCCTGTCCAATAAATTTCTTCACCTGCTATAAGTGCATGTTTCCATCCTTTATTGAATTTATCACGCACTCTTTCTTTCTTTTTCAGATACATAAGAATCTGATTAGCCATGATCTCTATATTGGCTTGGTAATCTCTAGACATATACTCCTGGATTTCAGGAGGAGTCATTGCTTGTGTTATTTGTTGTATCTGTTGCTGAGTTTGCTGCACAGCTTCAGGATCTTCCGCGTCTGCAGGCATTCCATCAGGAGAGATTCCTGCTTCTTGAATAGCTTGTTGTATTCTTAACTGAATCTGTTGCTGTACATACTGATCAAGCAATCTTTTTTGCTCTCTTTCTTTTTCAGTAATAGCCTCAGAATTTGTAGCTATAGCTTTGAAGTTAAAAGGTCGTTTAATTTCTTCTCCAAAAAGAACACGTAACTTAGGAGATATAATGTCATAATGCCTAAGCTCTGCGGGCATTTCTCCTACAGCATTATTTCCGTAGGGTTTACAGACATATTCAAAGTCTGCTTCATCAAGTACTCCGTTAAATAGATTGTAGTTTACAGCTTTTTGCTCTGAAGAGCTTCTACCAGATACTCCAAATTGGTTATCTCTGTCTATTTCGTCTAAAACGTCCTTTGCCCACTGAAATTTATTAGCTCTTTTTTTAGATGAAGAGATTTTTTGCTGCGGAAAGGTATATGATGCCATATTAAAAACTTTTCATTAGAAAGTAAA